ATTTGTAAAAGATTAAGATGCGAGAGTTAGCGTTATTTGCAGGCGCTGGCGGTGGATTGTTGGCCACCCAGGCGCTAGGTATTAAAACAGTTTGTGCAGTGGAGAACAATCAGTATTGTCAAGAGTTGTTGATTGCAAGACAAAAAGACAATACATTACATGGGCCATTTGATTTATATGGCGATATTTGTAAATTCAATGGAAACGATTGGCGCAATGAAGTTGATATTATTACTGGAGGGTTTCCATGCCAAGCGTTTAGTACGGCAGCTAGAGGGCGAAATAATGCTGTAAATTTATGGCCAGAAATGTTGCGAGTAATTTCAGAGTCTGTCCCAACTTACATATTTGCAGAAAATGTTTCAGCAAAAGCAATTGAACAAGCAGCAAGTGACTGCGCCAGTTTGGGTTACAAAACCGAAATGCTTTCCCTTTCCGCGAAAGACTTGGGTGCTGACCACGCTCGGGAAAGATTTTGGTTACTTGCATACACCGACGACAAAAGCCAATTACGCAGCACAATCAATGCAAAAATGGGATTGTGCAAGGAATTTTGTGGCAGTCTTTGGCAAACCAAGCCCAATAAATCAGGAATGGTTAATGGGATGGCCAGAAGGATGGAGCGATACAGAGCCATTGGCAATGGACAAGTTCCAGTGGTGGCAGCGTCAGCTTTATGGACACTTGCAAACTTTAATTAAATAACAACGGGCGCTAGTCAGTGATCCTTTCAAGGCTCAAAAACGAACTGGCTAGCGCCCAACCTAACTATAAAAAACCATGAGCATCAAACTAATAAGCATCACACCAGATGCAGAAAAAACAATGGCTTACATAGCCAGAGTGTCAAGCCCACATCAAGATAATCCAGAATACGCTAAGCTGTTAAAATACTGCTTAGAGCATGGGCATTGGAGCGTGTTTGAGCATGCACACGCAACGTTTGAGATTGTCACTAGCAGAATGATCTCCGCTCAGATTCTGAGACATAGGAGCTTTACATTCTCTGAGTTTAGCCAGCGCTATGCTGAGCCAATGGAGTATGTTGAAATAAAAGCCAGAAGACAGGCCGAAAAAAACAGACAATCCAGTATTGACGATCTTGCTAGCACTACACAAGACTGGTGGATCATGGTTCAACAGAACTGGTGGGAAGAAGCAGAGCGCGTGTATAAGGCCGCTTTAGATCAAGGCATTAGTAAAGAATGCGCTAGAGCTATCCTGCCAATGAATACGCAGACTAGACTGTACATGACTGGCTCAATCAGGTCTTGGCTACATTACATTGAGCTTAGAACGAAAGAAGACACGCAACTAGAGCATAGAGACATAGCTGAGGCCATAAAGGCAGAGCTAATTCATGCTTTGCCAGTTGTATCAAAAGCTATTGGATGGATAAAATAACAATGGAAACAAAGACTTACATGAAAGCAGATGAGCAACAAATTGGTGGAACACATTACAAGAAAATGCCAATCGAGCCTTGGGAATTAATGTCGCAAACATTAAGCTATGAAGAATTTGTTGGCTATCTCAAAGGAAATATGATTAAATATGCAATGCGTGCTGGCCATAAAGCTGGCAGTGATGACGCAAAGAAATATGAACATTACAAACAAAAACTTAACGAGTTCCTTGGCTACATTTAAGACGTGCGAGAACTGTGCGTTTTATGACATTATTCGTACAGAATATCGCCTCGGTAATTGTGCATTAGATCACTTCGATGAACCGATTGAAGTATCAGCAGATCATAGTTGTGATCACTGGTTAGAGGAAGACTATTGTGGATGAAAATCAGTCTGTGCAACAACAAGAACGCAACAAAATCATTGAGTTAATTAATAGAATTTCGCTACAAGGTAATTCAGATCAATGGTTTGATTGTTGCGATGCAATAATTAAAGCAATCTCAAGTCAAAAAGACGAGTAAAGACGTATGCCAAATTTATCTAGCCTGTTAAATTGGCCAAAAAATGTGACGCCACAACAGAGATTATCTGCGGCTGAGTATGCTACAAGCATGTTTGGCGGGATAGGCCCGGGGATACTGGCTGGCACAATAACAAATTTTCCAATCAAAGGTTTAAGGCCATTGCTTGATGAAGGCCTGATTACAGGAAAAAGCCAAACTCCAAATGCGCCAATTCTTGTTGACTATGATAGATTTGGAAACATGTATATTGCAGATGGAACACACCGTTACTATGAAGCCTTGAAAAAAGGTCTTGAAACGATTCCAGGGTACTTTGTGCCTAAGACAGGTAAAAGATTGACAATTAAAGAAATGATCGAGCTTGCGCCAGAGTATAATAAACAATTGTTTGAGGTTGGGCCGCGCCGACCTTAAACTCTGATTAGAGGATGATCCGCATGGCAAATGATGCAGATTTAGAAACTACAAGAAAACTTAATAACTTTGGCAATAAGCCTGGGCCAGGAAGGCCCAAAGGCATGCCAAATAAGACAACTGTTGACGTTAGGAACATGCTGATTGCATCACTTGATGCAGTTGGAGGACAAGAGTATTTACAGCGTCAAGCTATTGAAAATCCAAAGGCATATTTATCTTTAGTGGCTAAAGTCATTCCATCTGAAGTCAAAAGTCAAATCACCGGCGCAGATGGCGGGCCAGTTCAACATGCAGTCAAGGTGAAGTTTGACTGATAATGCCTCAGAGACTATTGCACGCTTCCCAAGTAAGTTGCGTGGCATATTTGATCCATACAGATACAAGATAGCTTATGGTGGCAGAGGCTCAGGTAAATCATGGGCTTTTGCTAGAGCTTTGTTATTGCAGGGCGCACAACAGCCGATTCGCATTCTCTGTGCGCGTGAAGTTCAAAAGTCCATTAAGCAATCGGTACACACGCTACTCACTGATCAGATTCAAGCGCTTGAGCTTGGGTATTTCTATACAGTTACAGAATCAGAAATACGTGGACTTAATGGGACTATATTCAGTTTTGCAGGCCTCGCAAGTCATACAGTCGAATCCATTAAATCCTTTGAAGGCTGTGACAGGTGCTGGATCGAAGAGGCGCAAACCGTCAGCAAGAAGTCCTGGGACATCTTAATCCCAACTATTCGTAAGCCAGACTCAGAGATATGGGTTTCACTGAACCCTGACTTAGACACTGATGACACTTACGTTAGATTTGTTCTCAACACTCCACCAAATGCGCTAGCAGTCAAGATCAACTGGAGCGATAATCCTTGGTTTCCTGATGTGCTTGAGCAAGAGCGCCAGCATTGTCAGGCTCATAACGCCAAGGACTATGAGAACATCTGGGAAGGCAGGCCAAAGACAGTTGTTGATGGCGCTATCTATGCTGATGAATATCAGAACATGGTTGATGAGCATAGGATCAATCGAGTGCCACATGATCCAGTGTTGAAGGTGCATTGCATCTTTGACTTGGGCTGGAATGATGCCATGACGATCATTATGGCTCAACGTGCTGGCTCTGAGGTTCGCATCATCGACTACATTGAAGAGACGCATCAAACGCTAGACTGGTATAGCAATGAGCTTAGACAGCGCAATTACAACTGGGGCAAGGTCTGGCTACCACATGATGGCGTAACCAAGGACTATCGCACTGGCAAGAGCGCAGCTGAGCTAATGACCGCAATGGGCTGGAGTGTTGAGATTATTCCAGTTGGCGATGTAGAGCATGGCATTAGACTGGCTAGAATGCTCTTCCCAAGACTCTGGATGGACAAAGAGAAAACGCATAGGTTACAAGAGTGCTTGAAGCGTTATCGTCGCTCTATCAACGCTACAACCAATCAGCCAACTACTCCATTGCACGATGAATATAGCCATGGCGCAGATGCTTTCCGTTACTTAGCAACGTGCGTGGATATGCTGAAAAATGATAATATAGCCAGACGCAAAGAGCGTGACTTCGGCGCTGGCTCTTGGATGAGTTAATTAGGAACATCACATGATTCAATCAAGCGATAATGTCATCGAATCAGTTGGTAACAACATGAATGATGATAACCCAACTAAACAACTGCTCAAAGAGATTCGTGAACGCTTTCAACAAGCTGTCGAATTCGAGTCTGTTAATCGCCAGGAGCGCTTAGATGATGTGCGATTTGCCAGACTCTCTGATCAGTGGCCAGAGTACGCCAAGTACGACCGCAACCGTCCTGGGAAAGAGCGCCCCATGCTTGTCGTCAACAGGCTCTTACAATTCCGTGACCGTGTGGTCAACGAGATTCGACAAAACACTCCGAGCATTCGTATCCGTCCCGCTGCCGATGGAGCAGACCAGGACACAGCAGAAGTCTTAATGGGGCTTGTTCATCACATACAGGATAATAGTAATGCAGCAATCGCGTACGATACGGCTGTTGAATGGCAGGTTGACACTGGACTTGGATACATTCGAGTGCGGAACGACTGGTCCAGCGATACGAGCTTTGATCAAGAAATATTCATTGACCGTATCCCTGACCCGTTCAAGGTCTATTATGATCCGCATTCTAAGTCGCCGGATGGTTCTGACGCCAATTGGGCAATTATAGCCGAAGAGATATCCAAAGATGAATTCAAACGACTTTATCCAGATGTTGACATGGTCAGCTTTGATAGTGCTGGCAATGGGGACATGCAAGGCTGGTATACCAAGGACAGTGTACGCATTGCCGAGTATTACTGGCTGGAGCATGAGCCAGCAGAGATAGAAGACCCAGAGTCAGGACAAACCAGACAAACCTTCATCAAGCGCTGCATGTGGGCCAAAGTAGTTGGCGATCACGTGCTGGAGATGAGCGAGATTCCAACAAAGTGGATTCCAATTATTCCAGTAGTTGGTCATGAAGTCTGGCTACAGGGCAAATGCTATCGCTCAGGTCTGGTGCGCAATGCTAAAGATGCTCAAAGACTTTACAACTACTACCTATCAGCCAATGCTGAGAATGTTGCCTTGGCTCCGAAGGCTCCTTTTATTGGGGTGGCTGGCCAGTTTGAGTCTGACCCCAATTGGGGAAGGGCCAATAAAGAGTCTCTTGCTTATCTGGAGTATGATCCCGTTAGCATTGCTGGAACGCCGGTTGGGGCGCCGCAAAGGGCCATGCCTCCGCAGGCTTCCCCAGCTATCATGCAGGCCATTCAACTAGCTGAAAATGACATCATGCAGAGCATGGGCATTTATCAGCCCAGCCTTGGTGATCAGTCTAACGAAACGTCAGGCCGAGCCTTATTACTACGCCAGAAGCAGTCAGAGACTGGCAACTTCCACTATCAAGACAACCTCAATCGCTCTATTCGTCAGGTTGGCAGAATCGTTATTGACATGATTCCAAAGATTTACGATAGAGCCAGAGTCATACGCATCCTTGGAGAAGATGGTTCACCACGCGAAGTTCAGATTGATCCAAATCTGCCACAAGCATCCGTTAACACTGACAATCCAGAAGTGGATAGCATTTATAATGTTGGTCTTGGACAGTATGATGTGGTCTGCGATTCTGGCCCTAGCTACGCAACCAAGCGTGATGAAGCAGCTAATATGATGCTTGCGCTCACGCAGGCCAATCCAGCGCTCTTCCAGACCATTGGTGACCTGATGATGAAGAACATGGACTGGCCAGGGGCTGAAGAGATATCGAAGCGTTTGCAGGCTCTGCTTCCGCCGCAGCTACAGTCAAACTCTGGCGACAAGATAGACCCGCAAGTGATCCAGGCTCAGCAGATGATCGAGCAGATGTCTGCGCAAATGGAAGAAATGAGCAATGAGCTTCAATATCTGCGTGATGAGCGAATTCTAGTCATTCAAGACAAAGAGCGTGAATGGTTCGATAGCCAAACCAAGCGCATGGAAGCTGAGGCTGGCTTATTAGAAAAGACTCAAGGGCTTGAAGAGTTGATTCAAGAGAATCTAGTTAAGATGCTGGGCCAGACTGCTCCACAGTTTGGAGAACAGGAACTTGAAATGGAGCAGATGGAAGCAGCTGCAAGTAGTCCCCCACCGCCATCACCACAGCCTGGAACACAACCAACCGCACCAACTGGACGCGGTCCAGGCTCAATGACTCGCAAACCAAACATTGAAGCCCTAACGGGCGAAACGAAACCAGAGGAGAAACCGTAATGGCAAGTTATGATCCCTATTATAATGATGTTAAATTGTTATTGCTTGGCAATGGCACAAATGACAGCCAGACAATAACTGATGAGAAAGGCCATACGATTACAGTTAATGGCAACACGTGTATAAAAACCGCAACCAAGAAGTTTGGCACGGGTTCCATTTATTTTGATGGGAATGGTGATTATTTGTCTTTGGCAAGTACCGATCTCAATATAGGTACTGGTGACTTTACCGCAGATATGTGGGTGTACCTAGATGGTGCACAGGAAAATGGAGCGCCATTTATAGGGAACTGGGATGGTGGAACGGGATGGATGTTTTATCTACAGTCTGGTTATCTGCGTGCGGTTATTGGTAGCACATTTTCTACAGCATCAACGTCATTGGTCCCGACTGATCAATGGGTGCACATTGCTATTAGCAGGGAATCTGGCGTAGTCAGAACTTACATTGGCCAAGATAAAGTATCCCAAGACACGATTGCAGGAACAATCGACCACACAACGAACACGTTGGTTGGTTTTAGGGGCGATACGTTTGGGTATTATTTTAAAGGATATATGGATGATGTTAGGTTCACAAATTATGCTAGGTATACGACTGGAACCATTCGTGTTCCGGCATTTCAAGCCGGTATAACTAATGTCCCGCCAGCAATTAATATTTCTGCCATTGCTCCAGCAACTGTTCCAACTAGTGGCGGCACTCCAGTTACAGTAACTGGTTCCGGTTTTAGCGATTACACAACTTGTGCCATTGACGGAACATCGTTAGACCTAATTGCTCTTGTTAGTGATACGTCATTAACTGGAGAAACTCCGGCGAAAACAGTTGGATTCAAGGACGTTGTGGTAGGTAATCCGTAATGAGTACATCAGCAACATTAACCAATGGCATTGAATATGCCGTAATGTCTACATCTGACACGTTGACGTTAGGTATTTATTATTCTGAGGATGATTTATCCATTACGTCAATTACTCCAAATTATGGAACTACTGAAGGAGGCACTCCAGTAACTGTTGTCGGCACTGGTTTCAATCCAGTATATGCGACTGCTGCTATTGATGGAAATGACTTAACTGATTTAGTTATAGTTGATGAAACTACCATTACTGGAGTTACGCCAGCCGGTACTGCTGGTGTTGTTGATGTAACTGTAACAAACCCATAAGAGGTGAATCATGAGTGACGAAAATGAACTGCTTATACAGGACGTCCCAGAGGCAACTAATGAAGTTGTACAGGTTGATCAGGACGTATCCGAAAATGAAGAGCAAGAGATTACTGAGGATTCGATTGAATCGGCTGAGAAGAAGGAACCTTGGTACCAACGCCGAATCAATGAGTTAACCAGAGACAAGCACGAGGCTCGTCGTCAGGCGGAGAGACTGGAGCAGGTACTAAAACAACAGGAAGAACTCCTTCATCGTCTTGCGCCACAGGAGAGGCCACAACAGGACACGTTCAAGGCACCAGATCCTGAGGATTATGTGGGTGGGCAGTTTGACCCACGTTATATGCAGGACATGATGGTGTTTACCAGGGAACAAGCTAAGGCTGAAGCTATCCAAGCGGTGAAGGCTGAACAACAGGCCGCCATGCAACAACAGGCGCTCATGCAGCAGCAACAGCGTTTAGAGACTGCTGAAGCAGCTGCCCGGGCCAAGTATCAGGATTATGATGGTGTTATCGAACAAATTACGTCGGACCCACGGTTGGCTCAAAATCCAACTATTCGTCAAGCTCTTTTGGAGTTGGATAATGGACCTGAGATCGCTTATACTTTGGGTCGCAACTTGGACGTTGCTTACGAAATTGCTAACATGAACCCCATCCAGGCCGGAATGAGGTTGGCGGAAATCATCAACCGTGCTCCTAGGCGCACTAGCAACGCTCCAACTCCGATCAGGCCAATTAATGCTGCCGCTGGATCTACTCCGGGCAATCGTAAAGATTACTCTGAGATGAGTACAGAAGAATACATCGCTGCACGTAATGCAGAAGATTTGGTCCGTAGACAAGCGAGGATGAGATGACAATTACTTGGAACCCAAGCGATAAAACCGCTGGATTAACGCTTTCTGATGGCGATTTAAAGGCCACTAAGACTGTCTCAGCGTCTTATGAAAACGTTAGATCAACTGCTGGCTATAGCTCTGGTAAATACTACTTTGAGCTAACCACTGGAGATACATCAGGATCACAAACCAATGATTGGTATTTGGGTGTCAGAGATGCGTCAGAATCCATTAGCACGTCTGGTATAGCGGGATTGTCTGCTGGTCTCAGGCTGTACGCAGCAACCGTGCGCGTTGCTGTAGATTTTGATAACTCAAAGATATGGCTAGCCGCAACTAATGGTGATTGGTATGACGACTTGGGTGCGCCAAATCCATTGTCTGACCCAGAAACAGGTTCACTTCCAACAGACACAATTCCTGGTGGAGGTACAGATTGGCGCGCTTGGTATGGTACTGATAATAGTTTAAACTCTATCGACTCCTACACCACGGCAAACTTTGCTGGCCCGTTTTTATATACTACTCCAACTGGCTTTGAGCCATTTGAGCCAGCGGCATTCTCCATAACGTCGATTTCACCAGATGTTGGCAGCACTGCTGGCGGCACTCCAGTAACAATCACTGGCGTTGGCTTTGACCCAGCAGCGACAGCTGCAATTGATGGGAATCCAGTGGCTGACTTGGTGGTTGTAGGCTCAACAACCATAACTGGCACTACTCCATCTGGAACTGCTGGCGCTAAGGATGTCACTGTGACAAACCCTTGATGTAGTGCTAAACTAATCGTGTGGCAAGAGATTGCAAGCTCTGGCCAGCCTAGTGAATTGGCCTGCCACACTTTTTCACTACTCTACACTGGAGCTTCTTATGAAAGTCACGCAAGCGCGTTTGAAAGAACTTGTATCATGGAACGGATCAAGGTTTGTAAATCTTGGCACGCGCAAAGGCAGAAATAAAGCCGGATCATTGGCTGGTACGCCAAACCCTGAAGGATATTATTATATGATGGTTGATGGCGTGAATTATCGCCATTCTCATCTTGTATGGCTGTGGCATCATGGAGAGTTTCCAGCATGTCAAGTTGATCACATTAACAGAAACCCATCTGATGATAGGATAGAAAACCTGCGTCTTGCGCCAAACAATTCAGCAGACAATAGCCAAAATAAGGGCAGATACAAGAATTCAACATTTGGCCCAGGTGTTCGCAAGCGTGGGGACAGATTTTATGCTGTGCTAGGAGTTGCTAAGAAGCGAGTTATTAGAAGCGGGTTCAAGACTCCAGAGGAGGCCAGTCAAGCATATCAGGCTTTGAAAAAAGAGCATCATCATTTTGCCATAAGCATCATGTAGATTGACTTTACCTGACAAGAAAATTATGGTATAAAGGCTGTACCGTAGTTGTGTTGCCCAACAGAACTGCGCGGCAAACTAGATCATTCGAGGGGTCGGCCCCCATCTAGAAAATGATAGGGCATAAAAACCTTTTCTTTTCTGTTTGGAGGTTCTAATGGCAAATAATAATTTGCTCACGATTTCAATGATCACTAATGAAGCTCTGCGTGTTTTGCAGAACCAGTTAGTGTTTACCCGCGCCATTTCTCGGCAGTATGATTCAAAGTTTGCTCAGGAAGGTGCTAAAATCGGCACCACGATCAATCTGCGCAAACCCCCGCGTTATGTAGGCCGCACTGGCGCTGCATTGCAGATTGAATCTAGCGTTGAAACCTACGTACCGTTGACCCTGGACACCCAGTTTGGTGTGGACATGGCGTTCACCACGCAGGATTTGACGCTGAACATCAGTGATTTCTCTGATCGTTTCATCAAGCCTGCTGTTGCTGCAATTGCTAACAAGATCGACTATGACGGTCTTCAGCAATTCTACAATGTCTTCAACTTGGTCGGTACTCCTGGCCAGTTGACTGATGGCGCAACCACTCAGGCTGAAGCTACTGCAACTGTTCTGGCTGCACGCGCTAGGCTGAATCAGATGGCCGCTCCTGTTGATGAGCAACGCAACTTCATTGTCGACCCGACTATCGAAGTTGGCATTGTCTCTGGTCTGACCAATCTGTTCAATCCGCAGGGAACCATCTCTAGCATCTTCAGCAAGGGCGCACTGGGTGATAGCACTCTGGGCTTTAACTTTGCGATGGATCAGAACGTTGGCAATTTCACTGCCGGTACGTTCCGCGTAGGCACTGACTCTATCACTCCTGCTGCTCAGGCTGGTGGTAGCGTACAGAACAATGCTCAGTCCACGTTCACCATGACCGCAACCACCACGAATACCTACACTGTCACCAAAGGTACTGTGTTTACGATTCCTGGCGTATATGCAGTCAACCCGCAGAACCGTCAGTCTACTGGCTCTTTGATGAACTTTGTTGTAGCTGAAACCTACACTGGCACTGGCTCCGGTCAAAGCATCAAAATCTTCCCAACTCCGGTATTCTCTGGTCAGTTCCAGAACGTAACCAGCAGCACTGGCACCATTCCTAGCAGCGCTGTCACTGTTATTTCTGGCTCTGCTGGCGCAAGTTATCCCAACGCTCTGGCATTCCATAAAGACGCCTTTGCTCTTGGCACTGCTGACCTGATTCTGCCGCAAGGTGTAGATATGGCTGGCCGCGCATCCGCTGATGGTCTGTCGATTCGTCTGGTCCGCCAGTACGATATCAACTCTGATCAGCTTCCTTGCCGACTCGATGTTCTGTATGGATGGTCAACCATCTATCCTGAGCTTGCAGTCCGCGTAACTGGTTAATAGGAGATAGATCATGGCTAATCCCGGTCCTAATATTGTTGCTGAGTCACTTACCCGTGGTGAAGCAGTTGTTCGCATTGCGAATACGCCTGCAACCGTTTCTACGGTTATCAAGGCCAGCACTGTCACTGAAATTGCTTTTACCGTCACTGGTGTAGCGGTTGGTGATTTTGTAGTGGTTGAACCCACTGCGGCATTGCCTGCTGGCGTATCAATGACGCATGCTTATGTTTCTGCTGCCAACACGGTAACGGTTGCATTTGCAAAGGTCACTTCCAGTGATACCGCCGACTCTGCTGGCTACTATTTGGTGCGTGTAACCAGACCGTATCCGACTGCGGCCAACACCAGCGATTTTGGCGCAACTAAGCCAATGAATGCTGGCGCAATTCCTCTGTCGACCTAAGAGTTGCTCATGGTTTGGGGGGCTAACCGCCCCCCACTTTTTCTGGAGGAATCATGGCTAAGAAAGATGAAGATGAGTTCAAGCCAGTTAAGGTTATGGACCCACGTTCTGGCGCTAGAAAACGTGTAGTAAGCCAAGCAGAGTTAGAAAAACATCTGGCTCATGGCTGGATCGTATGGGCGAACTAATCGCCTTATTGTTCCTGGCGCGAGAAATCGCGCATAGGGAACATTTAAAGACAAAATCATTCGCTCAGCACATGGCGCTAGGCGAATTCTATCCAGCCATCATTGATTTGGCTGACCAAATTGCAGAGGCTTATCAAGGTTGCGAGGGTAAAATCCTAAGCATTCCATACCTAAAGAGTACGTCACAAGGATCAATTGAGACTATTCTAAAGGCACAACTTAAATGGATTGGTGAGCATCGTAAAGGCGTCTCTGATGAAACGTCGATTCAGAATTTGATTGATGAGGTTGTTGCCCAGTATCAATCAACCCTCTACAAACTCAAATTCCTATCATAGGTGATTTATGGCATGGTTTGATACTCCCGGCGGCATTGTTCCTGGTCAAGTCTCGGTAACGTCTGGCTTTGAAATTCCGCAATATGATGATGTGGTTGCTGATCCAGATTTTAATACACCTACCACTGTTACGTTCAAAAAGGCTGGGCAAACCGTCTGCGTATTGACTTTTACTTATGACGGTGGCGGGGCGCTGACTGAAGTCAAGAGGACAGCATAATGTCTTACGCATTCAACCCATTTACCGGCAATTTTGACCGGAATGATGGCAATCCTGGGCCAACGGGAGCTACCGGCGCTACTGGGCCAGCAGGACCAACTGGACCAACTGGCCCAGCAGGCCCTACTGGTGCCACGGGAGCCACTGGCGCTGCCGCAACTGTTGACGCAGGCACTACTACTACTGGCGCTGCTGGTAGTAGCGCATCAGTTGTAAATTCAGGCACCACTGGTGCCGCAATCTTTGATTTCACTATTCCACAGGGCGCAACTGGTGCTACTGGACCCGCTGGACCTACTGGCGCTACGGGAGCTACTGGACCCGCAGGGCCATCAAACATTCCTCAATCAGGTAGTGACAAGACAACTTCATACACTCTAACCACTGGCGATGTAGGTTATTTTGTTGGAATTGGGTCTGG